GATCTTAGAGGTTTCTTGACAGATGCTCTGTTTATGCTAATTAAAGGAAGAATTAGTGCACCTTGTTTGTCCCTAACATCTTGGTCTTTCTTTGAGTGGAACGCTCTCTCTGATGTTGACCAAATAATTGGAACGGGTCTAAACCCTTTATTTGTTGTCGCGGACAACTTTAAAGCTTCAACAAAGTTGAACAGTGCCTGGTCTATTGACTCCAACGTTGAAGGTTCGAAGTACAATCTCCTAACTCTATTTGGATTTACGTATATTCCATCAGCCATTGAATAGTCCCTCTCTCGCTCTTACGCATTTGGCAACTATCTCAAACTGGGAATCTACTTGACCGTAGAGCCATTGTGGCTCTTCTAGTGTGAGAATTTCATAAAGGAATTCCCCGTACTGTATAAAATCTCCCTCACGAACAAACAAGTTCTGATCTTCTGTTAATCTTCTCTTGTGAAATGAAACTGTAATGCTCTCTATCCTGTCGACACCAAGAGGGGTCGTCTTAGTGGCCTGACTGTCGTATTTGACCATTGCATAGACTCTTACTGGATCTAGGAAGTTTTTTTCGATGGCTTCACCGTACAAACTGTGAAAGTTCGTGTGTTCCAAGCTTATAGGATAATATACAATGGTCTGACCAACAACTCTTTCGATGATCTCGTCGTTGACTTGCTTTACAAAGTCCTTTTCTTTCTTTCCTGTAAACAGGGGTGGCGGAGGGGACGCCGGTTGTGACCATTTGTTATCATCAGACATCTATCATTACCCCACGAAAATATAATTTGGAACGTTTTGCAGTACCTTTTCTACGTTATCCGCCATGCCAGCGTTTCTTTCAGCTAACTTGGTATAAGTTAACTCTGCCAAAGTCGCCTTTAACTCATCTCTAAGGGCATTCTGCTCGGCCTTTGCTTCGGTAAGCAGCGCGCTACCGTTTAATGTGACCTGTTGGCCAGGAACTGGTACATTTCCGAACTTAGATCTCACTTGCCCTAAGATTTCCTTGCTCAATGACAGAGCGAATCTACGAATCCACTGCTTGCCAATAGAGTTTATGCTTTCAAAAGGCAAATTGCCCACTGGTAAAGTATTCATGTTGTTGACACCGTCTGTTTGCGGGTCTGTATTGTCCCACACATCTGATGGTATAGAGAACTCGACCCACATTTTAGTGGGGCCGCCGTTATATGGCCTGGGGTGGATTCTTACCTTATTGTCTCGCAATTCGTATGAATAGTGAGACAGCCTAGTGTATATTGCATCTTCGAACGCCATGGCTTGAGATTTGTTCTGCCAAGCAGGAACTAATTGGAATGTTGAGTCATCAGAAAACTGACCATAGTTATGCAGGTTACCCACAACGTTTAGACCGCCGTAATAACCGTAAAACCTCCACATTGCATGCGGAGTTTTATAGAAAACTTTTTTGATTAGGATTTTCTTGCTTCCAATAGATCCGGAAAATTGCTCGGAACTTGCAAGTATGGACTGAAGGTCGTAATCCTGAATTCCCGTTGTGATATCGAAGCTTCCAGAGAATTGCACTGAACCGTTTAATCCGACTTCGGCGCCGATTCCATCAGCAATTCTCCTCGTCATACTATAGTCAAATTTTGGATATTTTAAGGCGACGTGCGTGTCCCCTAATGATGAAGATAGAGCACCTGCTTCTAGGTTACCCTTCGAATCAAAAGATCCGGTAGTGTTCCCCAATGCGTCGGACAACACGTTCGTGGCTTGATGTACGTTGACTAAGTAAGAATACTCCAGCACAGCCTCTTCGTAAGCTGTATATACATTTCCTTCTGTTATTTCCACATCTAGGACATCTCCGCCCAACTTCTTAAAGACATAAGAAACCTGATCCACCGCTCCTGACAGAAATTCAGTTGAATACAACGGGGAGCTTTCCTGAGAATAGATCTTATATGGAACGCCGGCGTTCACACTGGTGATCGAACCGGTTTCTGGTAGCACAATTGCAGAAAGAGTGCTTGCTGGTGTTAATGTAGGTAAAGACATTCATGGTCCCTCACATGTTATAGTTTATCAATATAACTAGTTGTTCAAAGGGACAAATAACCTAGGTGTCTGTTTTTGTTTTGTTGGTTCTTCTTTTGCGGGTTGTAGAAGTAGATTTCTTTCTTGGGGTGTTTGTCTTTTTTGGTGCCGGGCGTGTAACCTTTGGCTTCTCAACAATTGGTTCCTCAACCTTTGGCTCTTCGACCTGAACAGCTTCTTCCTCGTCTGTAAAGCGGAGAGCATTTACACGCTCTTGTGTTTGGTCCAAGACTTGCTCTGCTTTCTCGGCAGCGACAATAACTTGTTCTGTTACTGTCTCCACTACTGTCTCTACTGTTTCTGTTATTTGGCCTCGCAGTCTTGCGAATGTTTCTCTAAGTGCCGATGCCTTTGCGGCATACTTCGGACTTCTTAATTTTCTTGCTTTCTTTCCCATGGGAAACTCCTTTCGTGTTATATTGTAAATAGGTTGGACATAAAAAAACCCCCAACCAAGAGTGGAAGGGGGTTTAGAAGATTTGTTAAATCTTAAACGTCGCCTGTTGCGACATGGGTGTCTGTAGAAGATGCCCAACCCATCATAACATAGTTTGTAAGACTGCTTGCTACAAAACTTATGTTAAACCCTGTCGGGTTATCCACAGTCAACTTCTCGTGAGCTGCGCCGGCGCGTAGCTTCGCGGCGATACCGCCCGTACCGCCGTCTTCGTCCTCGTCAACACTAAGAACTGCCCCGGTGAGAGTGAAATCGCCGGCGGTGCCTGCCTTAAAAATTACTGTGTCGGTGTCGGCGCCTGCGCCAGACCACACAAAGCTGTATGTTTCTCCGATTGAAGTGGGAACAGGCAAGACATACTCATCGTCGGCGGTGGCGGTGGATGGAATAAAATTAATCCTATTTGCATTAGCTGCCTTAGTCAAAGTAACACTCGCGGCTGGTGCTAGCGATACCGGGGTCACCTCCAAGCCGCCACTTACTGTGCAAGAGGAAAGATCCAAGTCCCTCTTTAAATTCTCTATTAGTGCCTCGACTCTCGCCAGGCCTACTCTTTTAGTACCCATATTTATAACCCTCCATTGGTTGTTTTGGTTTTAACCATTTATAATCATGTCATGAAACTGGGTAGATTCATTCTATGTACAAATAATTAGTACCCAAAAAAACGAAACCCCTGACCAAATTAATGACCAGGGGTTCTGTTTATCTAAGAGCTGCTTTATTCAGCTATTAGCTGGTTGCACCTGCCTCACCGAGGAGACCACGTACAATAACAAGACCGTACATATCAGGTCGTACCATCTTCTTAGCGTAACGGGTCATGACACCCTTACGTGGTACGAAGTCTTCCGTACCGAAAATGGTAGGTGTTACCTGGAGTGGTACATATGGAGCGTACACATAACCGCTTTCAAGGAAAGAGTTACCTCTACGACCTACAAGAAGAATGTTTCTTGGGAAGTATGGATCAACCATAACATCAAACTTCTTGCTCAATGAACCAGTCTTAACAGCACCAATGTCACCACGGTCAGCGTCTGCCGTAACAGATGCGCGGAAACCGCTTGTGAACTCAAGGATGTTAGCAACCTCTGGACCACAAACAACAAAGTTTGCGCCACCACGAAGTGTCTTTCTGTGGATCTGAGCGCTCACGTCATTGATTGTCTCAATGAGAGTCTCATACCACTCGCTAACAGTACCTGTGAAGTCAGGTGAAGCACTGGTTGCACCAAGTTCACTGCCGTTGCTATCAACGAAAAGACCTGGAGCGCGTGACCAGTAGCGTGTACCTGCCTTAGCACCCTGGATCAAGTCAGAGAGAATCTCCTGGTCGATTTCAAGAGCAATTTGCTCAGAAAGAATACCAGTTAATTCAACCTCTGCGTCAAGGTTGTGATAAGCATTGAGGTCCTGACCTAATTCAGGAGTCCACTTTGCCTTCAACTTCTTTGTAGCAGCTGTGACCGCTACGCTGTCGACCTTGATGTCGATTTCTGGGATGTTTCTTGGGTTGCTATTGTTAACTGTTTATCCACCTGTGGTATCACGACCAGCACCTTCAAGCTCCCACGGCTCTCCACCAACGACTGAACCAAGTCCGCCGCCAGCTGAAAGCGTATCTGCTATCGGGAACGCTAGAGATGCATCATCTCTGGTAGGCGCGAACACGTCCGAAGCATGTCCGGTGAAAGTCAAAAGCAAGACCTC